AGAAGGAATTGAAGTATCTAATGGTAACATACCAAAATCTTTCATTGCTACATATGCTTTAGCCATATTATTCTTACCCCAATCTTCTCCCATTGAATGACGTGGTAATGCATTTTGATCAAACATAATTACAGTACCAAGTTCATCTACAAGTATATCAGCTATCTGATTATTTACCATATTATAACCAACTTGATAAGCTTTCATTAAATCAACTAGAGATGTAGATCTAGTGTTTCTATCAGAAAATACCCTTCCTTCTACAGGAAGTTTACAACCATATAAAGAATTGTCTCCTTTAAATTGAAATTGAATTCTTCCAGGTTTAGTTGCATTTATACCAACATAAATAGGATTTAAATCAGTTGACGTTTGTCTCCATGTAGCTGGCATATTTGGTCCTATTTTAATACCACCCCATACTTCGTTAATCCATATCCAATCAACATGTTCTCCATATACAAGATTATCTCTTGTTTTATCTTTAAATAAATTTGTATTATAAACAGGTTTTTCACTAAGTTTAAAATTTTCATCAACTACTTTAGATACTACTCTACCATTTTCTTTTACTCTTGTTAAATGTCCAATCTTTCTTTGAGTCTTCCAATATGCTGTTGTAACTCTTAGCATATTACGTTCTCCCCATAAATGAATATCTTCACCTTCATTTAAAATCCATTTAACAATATCATTACCTCCATCTGGAGAATTTTGCCAATTACTAACAAATTGTCTATAACCTAAAGAAGGCATATCTGTATTCCATTTATGTGATCTGGTAGGATCATAGAATGTTCCATCATTTTGATATCCTTGAACTGCATATTTAGCATTCTTAGCAGGATATATCTTCTCTAATGAACTTAATTGTTTTTCAGTCATCAAGTATCCAAATGTATCTACAACATCTGCAACGGTCATCATCTCGCATTTACCTACATAATTAGAGTCAGATATATATCTAGTATCTGGAGACTTTTGATAGAATGTTAATACTGGATTCCATAGTTCCACTTCATAATCATCTTCCATCATTTTAAAATGCCAAAATTCTCTATCTGTAATAAGCATATCTTTAAATGCTCTTTCTTCAAGTTCATGCATTTTAAATCTTTCTTCGTCAACTATCTGTTGATGTGATGCCCATTCTTCTACTAAACTTCTATAATCTTTTGAAAAGAAATCTTCTATTTCAGGAAGTGATTTTATTTTATTTGTATCAAGTTCTTGTTGAGCTTCTTTTGATTGAGGATCCATACCCATCTGAACCATCTTCATTGTTATCTTTGCTTTAGCATCTGCTAAAAGATTATCCTCTACCATTTTTCTTTTAGACTCTAACATTTCATTATATGATAGATCATCAACAGCTCTAAATTGTACTTTTGAAAATCTTTTAGAGAATTCTCCTGTAAGTACATTTATAACATTTGGGACAATTGGATAAAATTTAAGTTCTAAAGCAGAGTCATCTGATTTAGTTAAAACATCCATTAAGTCTTTATAATCATTGTCTTCTTCAACTATATAATCTGTTTTGTCAATAATACCTTGAGCAAGTTTATAATTCTTAAGAAGCTTTCTAGAAGTTTTTTTTAAATACTCCATTCCTTCTAATTCTAACCAATCTAAATTCCAAGCAGCCCAATCATCATCTTTCTTTTTAGCTGGTAAAAATTGTACAGGTTGGGTTAGACTAGCCGAAGAAGGATAATCCTTACTATCAGCTTTAGCACCCTTTTTCATTTGTAAAGCATTTAACACTCTCATAATACTATTTCTTTATTGTGTACTTAACTGATATTTTTCCATAAGAAGTTACGGTAGTCCAATTTGATGTGTATCCTGTTGAAGTTATTGTCCAATAATTATTCATTTATTTCATATTTTTAAAAGCAGACTTCTTAAACTTAGTTAATCCAGGTCTTCTTCTTCTTCCTAAATTTTTAAAAGGTCTACTAGATAATTTATACATTTTTTGTGATTTTTCCAAGCTATCCTTAGACTTATCCTCTTCTTTACGCTTAATATAACCTCTATTAGCCTGTTGTAGCTTTGCAAATGCTATTAATGCAGAAAATGCTACAAGTCTATCCACATTCAATCCTGGAAAGTATTGCATCATTTCTGTCAATAACATTTTATCAGGAATTCTTTCAACACCTAAAACTGTTTTTACTATATTACCATGTTCATCTGTATCCTGATATATCTCCTCTCTAATAAACTCAATAGCATAAGATATTAAATGACTCTTAAATAATGTTCCTGTATTTTTCCAACCATATTCTTGAAATACGTTGTTATTAGATCCAAGATCTTTTAAGAATACTATTTGTTGTTTAGGTACTAAATACTTTTGTTTTTTTCTAGCAATCATATGTTGAATAAATAAAGATATATTATTTTCAACTAGTGTCCATGCATTATACCATTCTATTATAAGTTCTAATTGTTCATGTGTTTTATTTATATCATCATACCTTCCACACCATGCAGCTACAATTTTATCACCTTCAACAAAAGTTTCTAATCCATCTTTAGTTTCTCTAGTAACTTCTACTGGATTTTTATAAACAAAGATACTACATAAAGAATCTGATGTAGTTGTTTTACCTTCTGATACAGGGTCAATAGATGCATAATACATACTAAATGTTGGATTGCTTACAGGTTTTTCCCAAACTACTAATACACCTGTTTTATCTTCCATTTTCTTTTTTACTGGAAATGTAGATATAGGTAATTTATTTGATTTACTTGCTTTAATTTTTCCATCAAGTCTTTCTAATTTTACAAACTCGTAAGCATATTCTTTTTCTTCAATTTTCCTAATCTGTTTTGATAATACAGCTTGAGGAAATATAGCTTCTTTTCTATAAGCAAAAGCTTCTGCAATATCTATTGGTTTCTGAGATATTCTTAATTGATATTGTTCAGGAGATAAATCTTTTTTCCACTGATCTCTTTCTTCTCTAATAGCTTGTAATGCTTCATCAATTAATGAATTTCCATACTCATCTATATGTGGGGGCATAGACCATTGTTCTGGAATAAATAAACCAGCTTTACCTATTGTACCTTTATCATCCATTAAGTTTGTTTCTACTGCATATATATCATTTCCTTCTGGATTTAATATCATTTGTTTTAAAGGTTCACATTGATCAAGATCACCCACTGAACCTGCTCCAATAAACATACCTGTAGTGATCATACCTGAAGTCATTGCTGGTCTAATATATTCAAATGTTTGATCCATTTTAGGAGCAATACCAGCCTCCTCATGAAAGAAATATGTACAAGGTCCACCAACACCAGTTGTTGGATTTTTTTCAAAAGAAGCACCTTGTATTTTAGACATTAAACCTTTATTAGTTTTTCTATTATTTACTCTTACCTCAATCTTTTGTTCCCATAATAAAACTTTTTCTGGAGTACATGGTCTATACCATGCAGTATGTTCATTAAGAAAAGTTTTATATTCATCTAAAAATTTCCAAGATCCTTTATCATTTATATAATCTTTAAGTGATGCACCTATTTTACATATAGATCCTTCTTCAAACCAAAACTGATTTATAACTTTAGCCATATGAAAATAAGAAGAGGCTATCTGACGTTTCTTAAGAATAGCAACATGTCTATGATATAATTCTGCTAACAATTCATATAATGCCATGTGATACTGTGCATCTCTTACTTTAGCAAATCCGTATTTCTTTTCTTCTTTATCAAAGATTGGTAAGAAATTTAACCACATATAATAATCTCTAGTTATATAAAAAATATTTTTATTACCATAATATATAACCCCTTCTCTGCATTTTTCTTTTTGGTCATTCCAATAATTTATATAATCTTTAGATCTAAAAGGTTTATTACAATAATAACTCTCTTTATTAAAGATTTTAGCTTGTTCATTAAATAACAAGGCAGTCTCATCAAACTGATACTGCCCTGGTTCTTTAAAAATAGTAAGAAGAAATTCTATAAAGTCTTCCTTTTCTTTGAATTCTTTATAGTCCCATTTACCATCTTTATATGTAGGAATTTTTTTATACATCCTCTAATTTACAAACTACTGCATCTTGAGTTAATAATATATGACGTTCTCCTTCATGTATGAATTCTTTATCATCAACTGTCATATTAATAATCCATTGTACAAAATCTCCAATTTGAAGATCATCATATACTTCAGGTCCTCTAGCAACAATAGTACCTTGAGGTTTTTGTTGAACTTGAGACTCAGGAAGAATAATTCCTGAATTAGTTTGTTCTACTTTTTCTACAGGTTTTACTAATATTCTTTTACCAATAGGTATTACTCTATAGTTTTTAACATTTTCTTTTATCATAGTTTTAAAATTTATAATTGATCATAAGCTAATCCCTGTCCACCGCGGACAGAGCTTTGTTGTTCATTTTTCATATCAGTATATGCTCCTTTAAAAGATTGTCTAATTTGATCAAACTTGGCAGCAGTATTAACTAATGCAGTTAAATTACCATCTCTACCATGATCAATAGCTGTAGTTTCCATATACTTTGCTAATCTATCTAACATACTTTTAATTCCTTTATATGCTCTATATGTAGGAGTTTCATATAATTCTTTACATGTATCTATAGCATATCTTATAGCTCCATCTTCTGATGATTCTTCAAAATTTATTTCTTCAATAATAAGATCTTCTTTTTCATGTTCAGGCATATTAAAAAAAGGATTTAAATCTGGATCTGGACATGTCATATAGAATACATATTGATATACAGATAAATAGGTATCTGGATAATCTTCCATTATTTTTTTTAAAGATTTTAAAGTATAACAATGTTCACTAGGAACAACTTTACCATTTTGTATATCAAATAATTTTACTAGCATATTGGATTATCTTTTAACCACATTATAAGACTTTGTATTTCATCTTTTAAATATGGTAATTCATA